ATGGCGACCTCATCAAATTTCGTTGCCAGTGTAGGGAAAGAGGCCAATATTGAAGTCGGGCAAAAGCTGATAGAGAAGATTGGTCTGCTTAAGCAGAGCATCGCCGGTGTCAGGCAAGAAATCGTCGCGCCCGTGGTTTGGGTGGGCAGCCAGAAAATCAACGTTATGCAATTGATGTTAGAGACGCTGGAGATGGTTAAAGAGTTGGCTGAACTGACAGCCAGCCATACACACCACAATACAGGTACGCCGGAGAACGCCAGCGTGATAAGGAACACGGCCTATAAATCCGATGGATTGAAACAGAAGTATTCGCCTGTGATTGGCTAGATTGATTGGCTTCTCTTCGGTAGGGTTTATTTTTACCTTTTCTATGTGGTAAACAAAAGTGTTGACATGGTAAGCATAAATGTTTACTGTGTTTGTGTGTTCAACAGAATGGAGGAGTGGTGAAGCAAAGCGAGTTTAGACGGTGGCTGGAAGCTCAAGGCGTCGAAGTTTCAAATGGGACAAACCATCTGAAACTGAGATACCAGGGGAAACGAAGCATTATGCCGAGACACCCTAGCCAAGAGATCAAAGAGCTGCTGAGGAAAGCAATCATTAAGCAATTAGGATTGTGATAAAAACCCGCCTCGCAAGGGGCGGGTTCTCGCACAGGTTCATCATTAAAAATATGCGATATCCAGTCACACTAGAGCCAGTAGAAGAGGGCGGTTATTTCGTCTCATTCCCGGATATCCCCGAAGCTTTAACCCAGGGGGATACACGGGAAGAGGCGCTAGAGATGGCACTCGATGCGCTAATAACCGCTTTTGAATTTTACTTCGAAGATAATGAAAAAATCCCGCTTCCTGGCCCCGTAGGGCAGGATTATGTTGATGTGCCCTTAAGCGTGGCCTCTAAGGTGCTTATGCTCAATGCGTTTCTTGATTCCAAGTTAACGCAAATTGAATTAGCCAACCGTATGGGGGTGAAAAAGCAGGAAGTGACCCGTATCTTTGATTTACGGCACTCAACTAAAATTGATACGGTGGGTAAGGTCGCATCGGCTATCGGACATCAGTTAACTTTGTCCATTGAATGAAAATCACCATTAATTAACAGGCTGCGTTAATACGTGGCCTTTTTTATATCCTGATAAACTGCGACCAGATGCATACAGCACTGTTATCAATCAGCGCTACGGGTTTGTGTTTTGATAGTCTGAAACACATTATTGATTAATTATCTCGCCCGCAAAATATGCGGGCTGTTTTACATCTTCATAGGGCTATGAATACAATTTTGATATTAAAGAATGGGCAGTGAGTGTAATAAAAAACTGATAATTCAGCGTGTTATATTAGCTTAGTGGTTTAAAGGTTGTTGTTACTTTTTCGGATATAGAAATAACTTATGTGATATCAGAATTGTTTGGTAAATCATTTCGGACAGTTCGTTTGATAGGCTGCTTATTTTCGTCAAAATACCGACTGGGCCATATTTCAGCAGGGGTGACACCAATTTCCTGAGCAATCAGTAATTCCCCTTTAGGCCAGGGGCGCGTTAAAGCATTTGCTAATGTTGAAGAGCTTAAACCGTGCTCTCTGGATAATGATGTCAGCGTTTTATTCTTCTTACGTATCGCAGCGATAATATCGGCGGTATGCCAGTCTTTTTTCATATTCCTGCTTCCCTCTTTGGTGGTGGCGATTCAAACAGGGTTTGCAGACCGGCGTTCATTTCCGGCGAGGTGTTAACCTCCCCTGCCTGAACCGCCATAGAGGGGCGATAGCAGGCGCACTGGTAAAAACTTCTTACCAGCGTCCATGAACGCAAGGCTGCAAAACCTTGGTCACTGGATTTTGCCAATGACAACACTACCTTAACCGATTGTATTATCTGACTCAAGAATCAAATAAACACCCTGGTGGCGGTTTGTCTTACTTCGCTTATGACGAAATAAGTGAACTTATGGCGAAAACGGCACTACACCGCACCCGCCTGCACGCTTTGGATCAAAAAATTTTTTCAGTTTTAAAATCCTACAAAACAAACAGCCAGACCGCTCCAGTACTAGTGATGTAAGAAAAATCACAAACTGAAATGATTGAAAAGATTTTCAGTAAATTCCAGTTTTTGGGTCAAAAGAGGATCTCAGGGGAAATTTTAATGAATTGATAATAAAGGTAAAACTCTATTTTACGTGGGAAGTAAGATCACGAAGACAGGCTAAGGACAGTTTCAGAATGTAGCAACGGTGTGGTTTTAGGGTCATGAAGAAACTGAAATAGATTGAATCAGTTAATGTCTTTTCACTGACCGAAAAAATTTTTCATCTGGCTTGATGGAGGAGGAAAACAATAGATAAAAGAAGTGAGACATAAAATACTAAAAAAATCTAGTGCGACACTTTTGCGACACTTTCCTACAGACATAAAAAAAACCACTCTTGCTTGAGTGGTCTATCTATCTGTTTTCACAGCTAAAATCTGGTGGCCCCTACTGGACTTGAACCAGTGACCAAGCGATTATGAGTCGCCTGCTCTGACCAACTGAGCTAAGGGGCCGTTGAATGGGAGGGATTATACGTACAGTTTTGCTCGCGGTCTAGCTTTGTAAATTCGTATGATCATTTTATGTGCAAAATTGCGTTTTTAGTAAGTAGTGAAAACGGGGAGTGATATATATTAGTTGTTTTTATGGTCTATTTAACGTTTTTATCCGTTACTGGATTAATTTTTCAGAAGCGATTTTGCACCATCTGGTCATATATTATTCCGATAAAAATCTATTTTATACCCGTTATCCTTCAAGTTGCCTCTTTGTTGGCTGCACTCGCTCACCCCGGTCACATCGTTATCTATGCTCCCGGGGATTCACTCCCTTGCCGTCGCGATGCATCTTGAAATCCATAGGGTATATACGTGATTATTTTAATGATAATCATATTTCTTTCATTCTTTCTTAATCACCGGATGGAAAACGACTTTTTTATCTATCGGCTAGAGAGAATGTTAATTGAGTTATATAAGAGGAACCTGTGATGATATTTCTTGATGCCGCGCGCGATAAATTTCGCTTATCCGCTCGATAAATAAAGCGACAATTGCGTTTCATCTATTGAAAAATTTTTACACAAAATGCACAGTACAGAATGAAATGCCTAACCAAATGAAAATGATTGGAATGCATTCAGCTATGATTTTAGCTGAACTTGAACCTACCTCTAATGTAAAGCTATCTTAGCCTTATAAACCTCTATCTTGAGACTAAGAAGTTATTAAGAAGCGCCTGACAAATTCACCTAACCGAACGAGAAGAATGAGAGTATAGATAGGAAAAACGTGAAGTCATTTTCGGAATTCAGCATATAAGTTAGCAATACGCAACGCGTAAAAATCGTTGGTCAAACTAAGGGAGCCGAAGCTCCGAAAATTTGGGAAATCGCTATAGCTGAAAAGGCCGACCTTATGACCTCATAAACCAGCCCCCCTCTCCAACCTGGAGCGGAACCTGTTTAGTTACATCTATCTGCGCAAAAGGAGCGCAGATAGCTCCAATTATAGTGTTAGCCAAGTAAAACGTGTATAGACACTGCATAACACGGAGTACAAAAAACAACTCTAGGGATATAAACCCTAATTGTTCTATCACATAGTTAACTATGTGAATCCCTCTTTAGCTACGCTATCTGATGAAACTAGCATAGATAGAAAGTTATCAGCATATCGAGGAATATTTTCTTGGGATTCTTTTTATGAGAACACTTGGCTCTAATGATAACAAATGTGCTATATGAACAAATTCCACAACATCCAATCTTCTTTCACCATTCTCAACTTTCGCAATAAACGATTGAGGGCGATCTAGCGCTTGAGCTAAATTCTCTTGCGTGACCCCCTTTGCTATACGAGCCTCACGGAGTGCTTTGATAACTATTTGATATTCATCAGAGTAAATTGAAACCATATATTCAATCCTACTAAACATTTAGGATTAAATATCAATCGATTGTTGATTTATACCAAAATGGGATTTTTTATTTTATAAGCTCTGCTCGTTTTGGCTTTTTAGGTGGTTTTTTGAACAGTATTTTTTCTAAAATTAGCCCATGATCGACAGATAGCAAGTGTGCTATATGCACAAATTCAACTACATCCAACCTTCTTTCACCATTTTCAATTTTAGCAATAAATGATTGAGGTCGATCTAAGGCTTGAGCCAAGCTTTTTTGAGTAATACCTTTTTCTATCCTAGCCTTACGAAGAGCGTTTATAACTATTTGATATTCATATGAATAAATCGATGCCATTTCTTTAACCTTGATTGATATCCCAAAATCGAATATCAACCATTTACTTAAATATCCCAAAATAGGATAATTTATGCGTTTGTTATATGGAGATATAAAGGAAATGAATAAAAAAAGATTGGCATACCGCCGACATTATCGCTGCCTTACGTAAGCTCGGCACTACCTTAGCAGCGGTATCACGTAAGGAGGGACTTAGTTCATCTACATTAGCTAATGCTCTATCACGACCTTGGCCTAAAGGAGAGTGGATTATTGCGAACAATCTCGGAGTACATCCCTCAGAAATTTGGCCAAGCCGATATTTTGACGAGAATGGACAACCTATTGAACGAGTTATCCGAAATAATTCTTCCAGGTGACTAATTCTCAACTAAATGGTCTAAGTTCGGTATAATATCGAACCTAGGCCATATTAGCTGCTTAGACTGCCTAACTATTGGGGCCAGTTTATTGCAGCCCTTATTCTATTACTCTGGGTTTTTCGGGCCAATAAATATCTGGCGCTAAGTTAGCATCAATGCGGCTCAGTAATACCCTATATTTCTTCAAATCTGCTAACAGAGATTTTTCCTCATCACTCGCCATCCCCAAATCTACAGCATCTTGTAACGGAGCTATCTGTTTACTTACAGTGAACATAAGTTGCTGTTTCTTATGTTCTGCTTGTTGCTGCTGTTCCTGCCTAAGTTTTATCACACCGCTTTCTGATATTATCCACTTTTCACCATCGTATTTATGATAAACGGACGGGGCGCGTTCAGTAAGCACTGGATAACCCTCTTTATTACTGACAATTGACAAACCGTGTGACTGCCCTGTAAGTAATTCATTGTGTTTTTCTGCGGTTATTTCAACACATTCTTCATGAGCTTCACTATAAAAAGCGCTTTCTTTTCTGGAGAAATAAACCATTTATACCCCCCAAAATAATATATGAACAACTTTGCTTGGATTCTCATTGTTGTTGGGAGTGCCAGCTTGATATTCAAACGTCGATAATGTTGCATTACGTACTAATGTGTGACCTGTTGATGTATTGATACTCGACATGCTTGCGACATAGCCAATAAACTGACATTTAAAAGAAATTGGATAATTGACTTTTACCCATGACTGTTGGTTTGATGCAACTTTAACCCATTGAATAATTATTCCCGTATCCCCGCATTGCCACCAGCCATTTTCAGATTTTATAGCTGCGTTTTGCAATGCGAGTGTACCGCTTCGCTCAGGTATTAATATATTATAACGTCGCTGATTGCTCGGATCGTTAGAATAAATATGTAACAATTTTCCTTCCGAACCATTAATTCCTACCATATACCCATCTTTCGATTTGAAACGTAGCTCAGGAAAAGGAGTTTTACTATCAATTAATAAACTACCAACGGTTGCAGTTTTATCGCTAGAAATACGCAAGAAAGTGTTATCGCTCTCAGATTTAGCATAACTTCCCACATCCCCGGCATTCAATGAAATATCAGATGACAACGCTTTCCCATTCACTTTACGAATGGATGGTACTCGGCTATTAGCGTTGTTATTTGCTGCTATAGCACTTTGATTCGCCGTATCCGTCAGTGATTGCACAAATGCTGTTGTTGCAATCTGAGTATTATTAGCGTTTTTAGCAGGTGTGGGGGCGATTGGCGTTCCTGTGAAAATGGGACTGGCTTTCGGTGCATACTGAGTATGCGGATTTTGCACCTCAGAATGTTCCCTCAACTCATTCCCATTTTGTTCTAGTTTTTGTTTAAGATAACTTGTGCGGTTGACCAACTGTTTAGCCTGCCGATTGGAAATACCATCAGGCCCGCCTAACACGGGATCTGAGGTTTCTATTTGATACACTCCCTCTGACCACTGTGGGGTTTCCGGCAAATTAGCCATTTTAACTGCTCCCATAATTGTAACTACCGTCATAACTGACAGTATTGTTGTAACGAATTGATACAGACTGATATTCCAAGCTGGTAAGGTGGCAGCGTGCAGGCGCAAACGCTGCCAGTGTAGTGCGCAATAGCGAGGCTTGATCATTGGTAATAGGTTGCTGAAGTATGATGCGATAATCTGCCCAAGATGTTGAATCTCCGTGAACATAATTACCGTTATGGCTGGCATGACCGTCATAATTGATTTGACCAGTGCCTTCAATTAAATCAATCTCACCAAACCCAAAACGACGGATAATTTCACGAATTGACCACGGTGTGCCTTTATACCGATGCAATTCTATAGCCGACTTGATTAACGTGCGGCGAGCATTGTCTGATTCGACAAGCTCCCAGCCATCGCCAAATAGGGAGAATTGATTTGCCAGCCAATGCAGCGCGTTGCTATCAACAGTATCAATGAGATAAACCATTAATTGAGTTAAATCGATATCATCAAAACGGGAGGCCAACTGACCTAATGCACGCATACTGATATCAGCTTCTAGTGGAGGTGGTAGATGTAACTTAACCATCAGCGACTCCAGTGACTACAACAGTGATACCGATACAATTCGCCCATTCATTTTCACCTACAACCTGAAACGTAGGAGACTCCAGTACGACTTGATAGACGCCAGAAACAGACAGTGTTGAGATGATTTGGCTGGGAACAATATCTTTCCCTAGCGTTGTTGCTCGTTCAGCTACCCATGTTTGTATGGCTTGTTCTGCTGCCGGTTGAATACCAGGTGCATTAACGCCACTGTACAAGGTCAGTTTCGCCTTGATGGTATAATCAACCTTCACGGGAGGTTTTGCATATACAGTGTCAGTCAGCGGGCGGATTTTTTCATCAGAACAAAAACTTTTCACCAGCGTTAAAATGCTTTCATCTGGCAACCCTGTTGCCAATAGTGGAAACAGTTCAACAACACCCGGAATGGGAGACCTGACTGCAACATCAACAATATTGGGGTGAGCACGCATGGCATGAAATCGATAAGCCTGACGACTGCCCGCATTAGTAAACGATTCAGGGGCCATCTTGATTCGTACACGTAGCCTCTCGTCACTTTCTTCTGCCGAACCACCACTACTCACTATTGTGTTGATCACTTGCAGGTCAATGTCGTCGATTTCATCCAACAATGTACTGATTTGTGCTGGTTGCCAGCTATTCCCTGATAATCCAGCATCTGTACAAGTAGCTGTGACATTAACGAAACGTGTGCCTGCTTTCAGAACAGCATCTGTATTAGTAGCAAAAATAATACTGTCCGATGCATTAACACGAGTTCCAACTGGAATGAGTACATCTTGCTCTAATGCTTCATCAACACTAAATTGCAGTGTTGTATGTGCAGGCTGGGCGGGTAGCCGATATACTCCGACCAATTCCCCTAAGTAGTCCAAAATGGGCGCACGGGCAAACTCGACCAGATTTTGCTTGGCGGCTTCCTGAACTTGCATTCGGGTCAGTGCTTCACGATATGCAAATAAATTGATCAGCAGGCGTTCTGCCTGTGCTGGGTACAAAGTCTTACCTACATCAGCCTCATACTTTGCGATCATTTCGGTTGTGATTTTCTCTACATCACGCTCGATAAAATCAGGTTCTGTCAGCGCCATAGCAACTCCGTAGATTGTGTAATGCCATCAACTACTGTCCAATTCACACGCAGAGTCAGGTGCTCTGCCTCAACATTCGGTTTCACCGATAACAACTGGCAACGAGGTTCCCAACGTGTAATAGCATCAACAGATTCCCTGACAACGTGGGGAATAGCGCGGTCTATTGGGTAATCCATATAAAGGTGCAAGTTACTGCCGAATTCTGGTCGATGTGGATCACTGCCACGTGGTGTACGTAGAATAATGAATATTGCTTGGGCGATATCATCCAGCCCACAGGCAATTTTGCCTGAGTTCTGGAGAGCGGGTTGCCAAAAAACAGAGTGTGAGTTCGTATTCATGGGGACAGTATCGCCCTCGGCAGGAATATCTAATATTAAAGACGTTTAAAGAACCCCATGAGAATGATGATTCGAGCTACCACCTTCATCCATGATGCTGCCCGTTGCATGGATGTTGCCATTCACGCTGACATTGCCCTGAATGGTCGCAGCAACTCCATTACCACCAGAACCCGACAGTCCATTTTGGTAAGTTAATTGACCTTTCACTAACATATTTCCGGTTACGATTGTTTCCGGCGCATCAATGGTTGCCTGCTGTGTCTGAATAACAACATTGGCTCCCACCGCGATCTTAATGTGCTGAATGCCGCCATTAATAGTCAGGGTGTGTGAGGTTCGATCATAGTAAAAAGCTGCATCATCTGCATAAGTCATACCACGGACGTCTTTATTGTTAGCTGACGGTTTATCAACACTGGAATAGACAGCACCTAAAATAACACCATCTTCACCATTGGCATCCAATAATACTTCAACTTGTTCCCCAACATCGGGCAACCAATAGTCTTTGTTATTCTGGGTATTGCGCTGCAACACATTCAGCCAATTAGTACGCATATTATCGCATTCAGGCAATCGCACGCGGGCACGAACAGTAGCAGGATCTACGGCGCTAATCGTACCAACTTGACGAGTTACGCTGCTCATTTGGATTCCTCCTCGATGATCGTGTCGGAAGAACCATCGGGCTTATATACAACCAATTTCTGAGTCTTATCTTTTTTATCTTTCTTGGATTTGCTTGATGTAACAGGGCCTCGAGCAACTTCAAGTTCAGTTATATATCCGCTGTTGCGATCAAAAGAGTGGTGAGCTGAAGTAATTAACCATTGTCCAGATAACTTGCCAAATTCAATCAACTCAATTTTATTTCCGGCGGTTAACTGAGGGGCTCCCATCAATGAAAGTGAGCCATTCTGCTGATACTCATTATGTGAATCCAGTGCTGACGTGGCCTTTATTTCAGCGCTATCCTTGTTAGCAGCCCGGCTGTTTACTTTTAAGGTATCTGCGCTGGTTTCTTTACCGCTACTTTTGCCTCTTGAATTAGTTTGGAAAGTCAGCCTCCGTGATCGTGAGATTTTCAACGAATTTAACGGTAAAAATCATCATGATCTGGCTCGTAAGTTTGGTGTTTCTATTCAATGGATTTACAGCGTAGTGAAACGTATTCGAAAGGAGGAACTAGATCGCCTGCAAGGTAAGTTATTCGATAACGAGTCTGAATAG